GGCGGCGTCGATGATCGGCGCGAAAGTCCCCGGCGAAGGCGCGACCACCCGCCAGCGGAAGCGGTATACACAGGAAGACCTGAGAAGGCGAGTGGTATGACGAGCGAGAGCACACGCAAGCGCTGGCCGCCGGCGGACGAGCCCAAAGGCGTCGTCTGCCCCAAGTGCGGATGCGCCCACCTGCCGGTGCTCAACACCCGGCGCTCGATGGGCCGGATCGTCCGCTACCGCCAGTGCCGGCACTGTGGCCGGCGGGTCACGACCTACGAAGTCACGCCGTCGAAGCTCGCCGACGTGACCGCGTAGAGCCCCGGAAAACCGGAGCGAATGACAGATATGGCACAATCTGCCGCCGCAAGCCGGAAGGCCCTTCGCGGGGCGCAGCTTCGGCGGTAGGGTGAGAGCAGACAACCAGGACGCGCGGCGCGTCGGCTGATCCCCGACGCGAAGCCACGGACCAAGGCCATGCGGGGCCGCATACCCGGCATGGCCTTTTCTGTTGGGCCGCGCGGCTGGTTGTCGGCGAGGTGACGCGATGGCGGACGACTTGAAAGACGCGATCCGGCAGAATGCCCAAGGCCCCAAGCAGGTGAGTACGGACGGCGTGAACGTCGAGCAGCATTCGCTGGCCGATCAGATCGCCGCGGACAAGTACCTGGCCGCGAAGGATGCGGCGGCACGGAATCCGGCCAAGGGGTTCGCCCGTGTCAAGATCGTGCCTCCGGGGACGGTGTAACGCATGGGACTGTGGCCCTGGACAAAGCGGAAAAAGGTGCAGGCGGCCAGCTTGATGCTGGTGCGGGCGAAGTTCGACGCCGCGCAGACCACGCCGGACAACCGCAAGCACTGGGCGAATGCCGACCATCTCTCGGCCGACGCCGCGGCTTCGCCGGAGGTCCGCCGGACGCTCCGCAACCGTGCCCGTTACGAAGTGGCGAATAACTCCTACGCCCGTGGGATCGTGCTCACGCTGGCCAATGATGTCATCGGGACCGGGCCGAGGCTCCAGATTCTCACCGAGTCCGCCGAAGCCAACCGCACCATCGAAGCGGAGTTCGCGCGGTGGGCCAAGGTTGTCGGGCTTGCCGAGAAGCTCCGCACCATGCGGCAGGCGCGGGCGCAGGACGGCGAGGCGTTCGCGCTACTGTTCAGCAACAGCCGGCTCGCATCGCAAGTCAAGCTCGACGTGCGGCTCATCGAAGCCGACCAGGTTACCTCCCCGAACCTCTCGTTCGCCAAGGACAACGCCGTCGATGGGATCGTGCTGGACGAGTTCGGCAACCCCGTCGAGTACCACTTGCTCAAGCAGCACCCCGGCGGCGATGCGGCTTCGGCCGGGACGCAGTACGACCGGGTTGCCGCAGCCGGCATGATCCACTGGTTCCGCGCCGATCGGCCGGGCCAGAACCGCGGGCTGCCGGACATCCTGCCGGCCCTGCCGCTGTTCGCCCAGCTTCGGCGGTACACGCTGGCGGTCATCGCCGCGGCCGAGAGCGCGGCGAACATCGCCGTGCTGATGAAGACCAACGCGCCGGCCGGCGGAGAAGCGGCCGAGGTCGAACCCATGACGGAAATGGAGTTCGCCCCGAACATGGCCGTCTTCACGCCCGAAGGCTGGGAGCCCTCGCAGGTGAAGGCCGAGCAGCCGGCCACGACCTACGACATGTTCAAACGGGAAATCCTCAACGAAATCGCCCGCTGCCTGAACATGCCGTACAACATCGCGGCCTGCAATTCGTCGGGCTACAACTACTCGTCGGGGCGGCTGGATCACCAGACCTACTACAAGTCCATCCGGGTCGAACAGGCCCACATCGAGGCGGTTGTTCTGGACCGCATCTTCGCCGCATGGCTCACCGAGGCCGTGAAGGTCTTCGAGTTGGGCGAGGTCGGCGACGCGACCCATCAATGGTTCTGGGACGGCCACGAACACGTGGACCCGCAGAAGGAAGCTGCCGCGCAGGCTCAGCGGCTCGCCAGCCATACGACCACGCTGGCCAGCGAGTACGCCCGTCAAGGCAAGGACTGGGAAACCGAACTTCGCCAGCGCGCCAAGGAAGCCGCGCTGATGAAGGAACTCGGCCTCACGTTCGCGCAGGCTGCCCCGCAGATGCCCTCGCAGGGCAACAAGGACGACGAAGACCCCAAAGACGAGGAGGACAGCCGTGCCGCTGCCTGAAAAAGACGATCACAAGACGCTTCGGTTCGTATGTGAGCCGGGCGCGATATCCATCGAAGCCGCGGCGGATGTTGCCGCCGGCCCAAACGGCAAGCCGAAGCTGCCGCGCTTCTCGATGGTCGCATACACCGGCGGGGCCATGCGCATCGCCGGCTGGCGCTATCCGGTCATCGTGGACCTGGCCGGTCTGACCATCCCTTCACAGTCTCGGCCGATTCGCTTCGGCCACGACGCCACGGCCGGCGTGGGACACACCGACAGCATTGCCGTTGCCGAAGGCAAGCTCGTCGCCGCCGGCGTTGTCTCGCGTGACACGGTGGCGGCGCGGGAGATCGTCGCGTCAGCCCGCAACGGCTTCCCGTGGCAGGCGTCGCTGGGCGCGTCGGTCGATCAGTTCGAGTTCGTGCGTGAAGACCAGGCCGTTCTGGTCAACGGCCGCGAGTTCAAAGGCCCCGTCAACGTCGTCCGCAGGGCGACGTTGGGGGAAATCAGTTTCGTGGACCTCGGAGCCGACGGGAACACCTCAGCAAGCGTCGCCGCTTCGGCGAAGGAGAACACCTTCATGGAAGACAAGGAAGTCACTCAGACGCAGCAAGGCAAGGTCGAGGCCGCGGCGCAGACGGACGGGGCTGGCAAGGACGCCTCCCCGGCCGTCGCCGATTCCGCAGCGGACATCCGCGCCGCCGCGCTGGCCGAAACCAAGCGGATCGACGCCATCCGCAAGGTGTGCGCCGGCCGGCACGCGGACATCGAAGCCAAGGCCATCGAGGAAGGCTGGGACGCGGGCCAAACCGAGCTTGAGGTGCTCCGCGCCGAGCGGCCGAAGGCTCCGGCCGCGCACATCCGCGACAACAACGTCGATACCGACGTGCTCGCCGCAGCCGTCTGCCTCAGCGGCGGTATGAAGCCCGACGAGTCGCGCTTCGACGAAAAGGTGCTCGAAGCCGCCAGCCGTCGGTTCCGCACCGGCATCGGCCTCCAGGAACTGGTCATGGAAGCGGCTTGGGCCAACGGCTACCAGGGCCGGTCTTTCCGGTCCGACATGGAAGGCGCTCTCCAGGCGGCGTTCAGCACGTTCCGCCTGCCGGGCATCCTCTCCAACGTCGCCAACAAGTTCCTCCTTGCCGGCTTCGAGAGCGTGGAAGACACCTGGAAGCGCATCGCCGCCACGCGCAGCGTCCGCGACTTCAAGGCCGTCACCAGCTACCGGCTCTCCGGCGCGTTCGAGTACGAAGAGGTCGGCCCGACGGGCGAACTCAAGCACGGCGCGGTCGATGAGGAAACCTTCACCAATCAGGCCAAGACCTACGGGCGGATGTTCTCCATCACCCGCACCGACCTCATCAATGACGACCTCGGCGCGCTGACGGCACTGCCGCGGCGGATTGGCCGAGGTGGGGCGCTCAAGCTCAACAAGGTCTTCTGGACGGCCTTCCTCAACAACGGCTCGTTCTTCACCACCGGCCGCGGCAACTACAAGGCCGGGGCGGACACGGTGCTTTCGGTGGACGGCCTGACCGACGCCGAACTGCTCTTCCTGGAGCAGAAGGACGCTGACGGCAACCCACTGGCCTTGGTCGCCAAGGTGCTGCTGGTCCCGCCGGCGCTGTTGGTCCGTGGCACGCAGTTGATGAACTCTATGGAGCTGCGCGACAACGCCGCTTCGAGCAAGTATGTCACCAGCAACCCGCACGCCGGCAAGTTCAGCGTCGTCCACTCGGCCTACCTGTCCAACGCCAGTATCAGCGGCTACTCGGCCAAGGCATGGTATCTGCTGGCCGACCCCGACGACCTGCCGGTCGTCGAGGTGGCCTTCCTCAACGGGCAGCAGACCCCGACGGTGGAGCGGGCGGACGCCGACTTCAACGTCTTGGGCATCCAGTTCCGCGGGTACTTCGACTTCGGCGTCGCCCTCCAGGACTACCGGGCGGGCGTGAAGATGAAGGGCGAGGCATAAGCCTCGCAGTCATAGGAGCAAACCGACATGGCAACGTTCATTCACGATGGAAGTAGCATCGACTACACCCCCGGCTCGGCCGTGACGGCGGGCGCGGTCGTCATCCAGGGCGAACTGGTCGGCGTGGCCAAGGTGGATATTCCGGCCAACACTCTTGGGGCGCTGGCCGTTGATGGCATCTTCGACTTCCCCAAGGCAACCGGCTCGGCCATTTCCGTCGGGGCTTTGTGTTATTGGGACGCAACCAACCAGCGGGCAACGACCACGGCCTCGGGCAACAAACTGATCGGCAAGTGCGTCAAGGCCGCCGCGGATACGGATACGACCGTCCGCGTGCGGATGTCGCAGTGAGGACGGACAGAGATGACCGCGAGCTTCGTGCATGAGGGTGCTTCAATTGACTACACGCCGGCGACCGACCTGGCCGCCGGCGAGGTGGTCTCTATCGTCACGCCGGACGGGAGTGGGTTCATCGGCGTCGCGCCGCGACCGGTGCCGGCCGGCGTGAAGGGTGCCTTGGCCGTCGAGGGCGTGTTCCAGTTGCCCAAGGCGGCCGAAGACCTGGTCGCCGGACAGAAGGTCTACTGGGACGCTCTCCAACAGAAGATCGTCGCCTCGCCGACCCTGCTGGGCTGCGCGGGCAATCCCGTCGTCAACGGGCGCTTCCTTGCCGGCAACGCCAACTGGACCAACTGGACCGAGCGCGGCAGCGC